GCCTATTTCCTAGCTGAACTGGCCGGCACGCTGATACTTGAATCAGCCCGTCATACGGTATCGTTTGACTCAGATACCTACCGGATTCTTTATTGTTTGGCGTTGCTGCCAGTTCGCTTGCTCGCTTACATGATCGCGTTCAAAACCTCCAAATGGCTCTCACTTGTTTGCATCCCATTCGCTGGCATTCTGTTATGGATTGCCTTGCGAGGCGTAGGAGAGCCAACGCTAGATCAGTGGATTATCATTGCCGATGGCGTAGCAGTGACTGTAGCGGGTATGGCCTTGACGTTTACAGCCCCTTTCACGCTACATCGCAACGTCTATGGGACTTTAGCTATCCTTTGGATGTTGCTGGGCTTATTTGACTTCGGATACGTTTTGCAGCCCTATGGCAAATGGCAGGAGTTGAATGACTCATTATTGCCGGTCATGGTCATTGGGGCTTTCGGCTGGATTGGTATAACTGGCTGGTCTAAGCGGCTTCAAGCTGCCCACCGATAACCTCAAGCATGACTACCTCGCCCACCGATAGCGCCAGCGTGAACAGAGCATAGAGCTCATCGAATGCTTTGCGGCTCTCGCCTATGAAGTCCTGCCCCGCACTCATGCCTACCAAGATGCAGCCTTCGGTGTCGGTAGGATAATTTCCCCAGTGGATCAATATGTTAGAGCGATTCGGAATGTCGTCAACGTGCGGTACATTGCGGCCAAAGCGCGGCGAGTATCTGTTCGCTACTGGGTACATTCCCTGCGGAATTGCAGAGCCTGGTAGGCCGTCTTTTACCGGCAGCTCTAGCGTGTAGCCTAGCTTATCGCCATTTACGTAGAGCTCGCCAATGGTGCTTTTATCAGTGAAGGTCAAACGCTGGATTCTTATTTCCATATGATTTTAGGAGCCAGAGGATGACTTTCGTCGCTGGCTCCTCAACGTGGTGTCACTCCTCCTATGGCTGGATTTAACACAGAAAATCGTGGGGCCGCGAGTGTACCTCGGATGGAACAATTCGACGGCCCCCGTTTTGGCGCGACGCTATCGGGCCAAAATCTTACTTGAGCGGATTCACTACAGGAGCATCGTTCAAGTCAAAGTCAACCGCTTGCGGCGGCGGCGCCTGTGAGATCGGAATCGCAAACGTATGAGTAATTGCCGTGCCCGCGCCATTGACGCCGTTCGCGGTAAGATTGAACGAAGCTCCCGTTACGGTGGCATCGGCTGCCGCTGTAATCAGGAAAGGATTCGTAGCATCCTGAGTCAGAACGACCAGCGGATTATCCGAAGTAACGGTGGGGCCGGATTGTAGTGCGACAGCGTTTGCCGGAACCAAGCTCAACACGTATTGTGAGCTTGATCCTGCGGTTACTGGACTAATAGCCATGATTATATCTCCTTGTATCGAATTCAGATTGAAATCAGTTGCCTCGATCGGCGGTGGCTGGAGAGCCTTGCAGATGCACGCCAAATGATTGTTCATTTCTACAAGTTCATTGGCGATGCGTCTTAATTGCCTAAGTTCACCAGGTTCGTATTCAAATCCATGTTGCCATTTAGGGCAGCAAGATTCATCGTGTTTAGGCATTTTAGCTCCCTAGATACCGCCAGAGTTGCATGAGTTTGTTTCAGGCGCAAGAGTCTTTCTATTCAAAAGCGAACACTACCCGCGCATCGAATCCAGATTCGATTTGCTAATGATGTCAACTTTGTGAGCGATGATGGCGTCGATTGCCGCTTGTATCGCTGCGATCAATTCAGCGGGAGCCTTGCCACCTTTCAAGCCGGAAAGGAACGGCAGCAAAAACTGGATGCCTAGTTCAAGTAAGGTGAGATACATCATTTCCCTCCCGTGACGGCCTTAAGGTCGCCGGCAATCTGATTGTAGTTGGCAATGGCCGCTTGGAGTTTTGCTACGGCTTGGTCATAGGCCGCTGTACCCTTTTGTGGAGCATTGCACGCCCCGCCAGCATTGAAATCCGGCCCTGAACAATAGACAGTAATTGCATCGATCAGCAAATCCTTGGCCGCTACCGCTTTAGCTAAATCCACACAGATCGTAGAGCCTGGAACCGTCGCGCACTCTGGATGCTGGAGCTTTTCTTGGTCGAGAAATGCCTTCGCCGCGACTACCGTATTGTAGGCAGTTCGCTCTACAGGCGTACATCCAGCAATCAAAACAATTGCTAACAACATGGCCGGAAATGCTTTCCTCATAGTTCTCCTTTCAGATTTTACCGCCCTACATGGGCACTCTGTCCGCCAAAGCCAGTTGGACGGCCTTCTTCCCTCCGCCAATGATTGGTACTAGGCAAAGTGCCCATGAAACTTTTACCGCTGCGAAGCTGCTACCAGCACCACTCCTGCCCAAAACATAGCCCAAAGCAGAAAGATGCCAATATCGTTGTTTTCTATGGAATTGCCAGAGGATTTCAGACGCATATCCGCATCTCTTTTAACCAGCGCTTGTCAGCTTCGGTCAGGTTCAATTTGCTATCGACATTTTCACGCACATACTCTTTTAGCTTTTCTAATTCGTTGAGGGCATTTTCCAGTTCTGGATTTTGGCGCTGATGAGTCATGCGATAGTATAGGCTGTTATCGTCCATCGGGCTGGCCTCCTAGGTTCTTTGCTAGAAACTCTTTGGCGCTGCCATTTAATACCGCATTGGTGCTGAATACCAGAACCTTATAGCCCATCATGGTGCCAGTGTTGCGCTTTTCGTTGTCCGCTCCCCAGCCGGCGCCATGACGGCCTTTGTGATAGCCATCAATCTCAATTGCCAGCGGCCCTTTGATGCTCTGCACCACGAAATCCCATCTCCACTTGCGTTCTTTGCAAACCTGAACTTCGATCCAATACGACAGTTTCAGTTCTTTCAAGTGCTTGGCGAACAGGATTTCCGCTTCGCTCTTTTTCACTTGCTCTCCATCAGATTCACACGCACTCGGACGCCAAGAATCGTCACTGTGTCCCTGCCGCCGACTGTGAGACGTTCCTTGCTGGCGGTTCGTTGATACCATTGGCGGTGATAGTTTGGATGTCTCTTGCGCCATTGCTGCATGTACTTCGCCGCCTTAGTCATGCCGCGTCTCCGAGATGTGCACCCAATGGCCCTGATTGGTTTGCAAGTCTTTCAGGTAGAACCAGGCACCGACACGCCAAACTTCCCAATCCTCGCCAGCTGAAATCCGCTTAAACTTCATAGACCGCTCCATTTCGGCTCCCGATTGTGCTTCATTCGGTGACACTTGGGACAACTCCACTGGAGATTGTGGGCGCACCAGCAACGGCTCGGACCTCTACCTCCAACGATATGGTCCATGTGCCCGTAATCCCAGCCGTAGAAAGCGCCGCACTGAAAGCATCGTCCAGCTTCTCTTTCAAATACTTCACGTCTGCGTGGCTCAACATCCCGTCCAAAGAGGTAATCGTGGCCAGCGAATGAAACATAACTTCGCCGGTCTTGGAATCTTCTGAGTTTTGTAGCTGTTCGATCATTCTGGTTGCTCAACATTCTGCGCCTCATGCCAGCCCTTTACGTCAAATTGCCGCATCGCTTCAATTACTGCATGGCCAAACAGCGTCGGGTTTTCCTCAAGTACCAGCATGTACGCCTCGCGAATGGCTGCAAACTCGGCAAAACTTTGTTCGTCTGTGTTCCAGCAGACACGGCGCTTCTTTTCGCGATTCTCCATGCGCGAGCGAGCATCGAGAGAAGGAATTACGATCTTCACTTTCATATCGTCGGTGAGCTTGCCTTCTTTGATGAGCCAGCGTAGGCGCTCTTTTTCCTCTGCCCAGTTAGGCATTATCGTTTCCTAGTTCCATCATTTTGATTAGCTCTAGTACTACATGAGAGGAAGAACCTTCATTCAGCAGCCATTTGACTTTTTCGAGTATTTGATAGGCTCTAAGACAGGATTCGTGAACTCCATTTGTTCCAGATGGAACTCCCGTAACCGTTGTTGGCATTCCGCGTATCGTATCGTAATTCATCGCTGAATTCGCCTCCACAGCTTCACTTCCCGCGCATGGCCATCCTCATGGGTAGTCTTTACATGGCCAGCCGGAATCCATTCGCCACCAGTGAAAACTGAGCCAGAAGCGTTTTGCAGACCGCCAACATATTTGCGTACATCGTTGATCGAGACTGTTTCTTGCTGGCCGCCGAGGAGTTGAGCTACAAACTGAGCAGCTTTCAACGAATCTTCGTGCTTTGCCGCGCCAATAGCCATTCCTTTGAGCTTGAGCTGGTGGGCGACGCTCATGGCAGACCTGCCAGATAGTTACCGATTCCTTCAAATAATCGGTCAATTACATCAAATTTCTTTTCTTTTACTGGATATTCCAAGATCATCTTTCCATTCTTTGTCGCTCGAAATCCCCAAATCTCGCCAAAATCACCTTTCTCATATTCATAGCCATAGTAAAAACGATATTGTCCTGCTTCTAAAACTCCATAATCAGAAGCGATGCTGATACGGACATTTTTGCTCATTTGGCCTCCAGTTTGTGAACATCCACACCGCAATCTCCGGCCAGGACTTCCAACAGTCCTACCATGTTCCCTAAAGGCACTAACGTAGTTTCATCCTTCGTCTTTTTGGCTCCATTGGCGCTGAAAGCGAACCGGAGCATGTCTTGCTTGTCCTCGTTGGAGCTCAAATAGGCTCCAATGTTCACAAATTCAGCGAAATGACCGTTATGCTTCTCAGGCAGTGTGTAGAATAGGCTGGTAACGCGTTCCTGGGCCTTTTGGGCGGTTTTATTGCCGACCTTGGCTGCCTGGGCTATCTTTTCCTTTGCGACGCCCTGAGCGGCTTCTGTTGAGCCACGGCCAGAAGCTTGATTGCCATCATCGTCCTCGCGGGGAACCACGCAAATGCTCTGCAAGGCATATCGGCAAGCGTAGGTCAGAGCTGAGCCGCACGATTGGGCGTCAAAACGATCTCTTTGGACGGCTGGTATGCTCAAATCTGATTCCATCCACTGTCCTGACTTGTGCTGTAGTCGCGTGGTGACTGTAATCATTGCCTCGCGGTTATCGCCTTCGCCGCTCCAGGTGAGTGCAGGATGCTGCATACAGGCGATTCCCTCGGCGTTCAGTTGCTCCAGCGTCGCGTCAATGATGCTGGATAGGTCTGCATACTTCGATCTAAAAGCAGGGTTTTGGCTGGACTTGATAGCTGCGCCAAACTTCGATTGCGCTGCGGTCATCGCTGCACTTAAAACTTCAATCTGATCGCTAGTTCGTATGCTCATTTCGCCGCCTGTTCCTGAAAGTATAGGTCTACGATGTAGTTCAATAGCCAAGTCAAGGTGTGGCCGTTACCTTTGGCACTCTCAACCAAAAGCTCGTAACGGCGCTTGCCTATTCTGACTGATACTGTCTCGTTTGGATTTGATTTCTTTGCCATGCGACGATTGTCGCAAATAATCACAAATGTAGTCAAGCTAATAATGCAAGTACTATCAAAAAAGGTACTCGCGGCTTCCTTCGGCTGTCACTCGGTAGCGGTTGCCGTGCTGATCGGTGAGTACATTCTGCCGGTTTAGCGATGAATGGCGAGCTTCCACTTGAGCACAAAGGATACTGGCATGAGCTTTGCCTAGCCAGTTGATTACAAACCTCTGGTAGTTCTTCTTTCTGCGCCTAGGATTGGCATCCAGCCAGAGCTTCATTTTCATTAGTTCGCCGGCTACGTTCAGCGGGGCATAGACTCGCTCCCATTCCAGCAAACGCCAATCAGCTATGCGGAAGTACGTGCAGTCAAGCATGCATCCTCCGCTTTGCGTTTATGGATTAAATCCTTGTACTTCTGGTAGGCATCGCTCTTTGGCTGTGTCTGGCCTAGTCCTTTGCACCAATAGTCATTTCTCAAAAGAACCTTACACATCCGTCGCCAAGATGGAGCCCAACACTTAGCCTCGAGCTCTGGCGGGGCTTCCTCTGGAATAGTTGAATAGCCGCGCTTATGCCATCCATAGATAAACTTCTTGAAACGGTAAAAGTAATGCTCTCTGGTTTTCTTTGGCATGGTTTGCAAGAGCAAATTGCAAAAGGATTTCCAGGTATGACCAGGCGGCTTTGAAATTTTGTTGTAGCCGGTCATATTTCCGCTTTCCTCTATGTAAATAGCCCCTGAATTGGCTCCATTAACGCGGCTAACCAGCTTGAACCACGTTTCTGGCTCTAGGATGTGATACAGCCAGATTCCTCTGCGTTGATCGTCTCCAAATGGTTGGCAAAGCCTTTGTTGGCTCAATGGCACGCCGGCCATCTGCATCTTGTCGTAAATCTTGTTGTGTGGTTTTTCTGGATATTTGGCCGCATACTTCCAAACGTCCTCAGTCTGCCAATCATAAATCGGGTATATGTTAAAAACCTTGTCCACAATCTTCGTAGTCCATCGCCAGCCATTCATCGTTAAACCAATCTTTTCCCAGGTAGCAATGGCGCAATAACGATGCAAGGACTCTTGAGCGCGAATGCCGATAAAACCAGCCGTGGATTTGCCTTGCCCATACCACTCGCCAAAAAGGACGATAAACTCCTCAAATTCCATGCCGGCAACGGCGAATGGATAATCCTTTTCAGTCTTAGCTAGCGGTGGTTTTTGGCGAATCCATAAGTCCTTTTTCTCCTCATCCCAAGCTGTCCAGCGCGGCTCATAGTTTGTCAGCGCATTCCGTAAAACAATCGGCATAGCAATCCAATGCGGCTCGATATGATCTTTGTAGAGAGCGAATATCTCCTCTACGTGGTCAATGGTGTCTCTGTATTGGGCCTCAAAGTCTATGTACATTAGCCCAACCTTAACACCACGTTTGATTGCTTCCTCCATGACTAAATGTGTGAGAGTTGTAGAGTCTTTCCCACCGGAGAAAGCTACATACTGTCTTTCGGTATTGTCGAATGCCAGAGATATTCTCTTTCTAGCGGCTGTCAAAACGTCAGTGTCAATGTACTTTTTCATTAGTAAATCCCCGACTGGCGATCATAGGAGTAAGCCTCTTCCATTGAAACTTCCGGCCTATTGTTTGCCACTAGCCATTTATTGAGATATTCCAGAGCTATTTGATTTGCTTTTTTCTGCTGTTCTTCGGTGAGCAAAGAAAATCCCCCTCGATATTGAGCTGGAATCTGCATTGCGTAACATGCAGCGGCTTGCCCAAGCCATGCAATACGGTTCATGGCCACATTCGTTAGGTAGTGTTCACAGGAATTCTTCCACTCCGTTATTACACCTCTCAAAGCTTCCGCGAATCGTTCTGGATCTGCCAAAAATTCCTGATAAGCCGATTCACATTGCTCGGCGGTCATTCCCTCTTTCGTAGTAGCGTAGAATCCGGCCTTGTGGCATTCCCACTTCTCGTAAGTGTGGAAAATCCTTCCCTCATCGTTGGTATTGGCAACGCGAAAGTCCTCAACTATTTCCCCATAATCGTCCACATTGTCTGAAAGCTCGGTGAATTCTTCCTCCCTAACTACTCCCTCTACATCCCAAGCTTGAGAAAACTCCTTGTCATGGAACAATTCAGCTAGTCCAGTGATCTGGCATAGCCTTAGAATTTCATCCTGTTCCATTCCTAAATTCTTGCTGATACGTTCGTCCGTCCAATTCCTACGCTTTAACTCCAGCACAATATCTGACATAGCTTCGACGCGATGCTTTCCACGCGCCCGATTGTGCCTGATTGTTGCCGCGATTCTGTCTCCCTTTTCCTCGCGATCAGAATTGATTACTGCCAGAGGCAAGTAGCCTTTGATTCGCTCGCGGACTGACTTGCACTCTTTGCCTACTCGATTCCGGTGGAATCCGTCTACTACCTCAAACATATCCATCTTTCGCCATGCGACAATCGGCTGCGTATATCCATCTTCGCTGATAGAATGCTCCAAAAGTCTCATCTCAGGAGGAGCTACGGAATTAGAATTGTAGTCATTGGCTTCCACTTCATCGGCATTGATCCATTGCACAAAATCCACAGGCTCGCCGGCGAAAGGACTGTATTTATGAATTTCCTGCCGAATATCGTTAATCAGCGGTACTAGCTCCTCCAGTGGAAGTCCTTCCAACCGCTGAATCACTAGCTTGGCATCCGCTAGAATCGAGTCCGATTCCGTTACTAACCTCAGTCTGGCTTGCTTCATTGTGTGCCTTTATCCATGCGATTAGATTTTTCTCCAACCCGCTCAAAAACCCGTAATCTGTAAACTGAAAATTGAAAGCATCTCGCCAGCGTTTCAACTCCCACCAATCGTCTACATTCTCAAGCTCTCTAGGCACACGGATTCCCTTCTCAAATCTTCCAGTCCACTACCTGCTTATACCTAACGCTTTTCCAGAACTTGAGAAAAGGACCAGGACGTATCCGTGATTGCGAGATCGACTACTCGCCCGTTGCCTGGAGAACTCCGCTGAGCGGAGAGCATTAGTTTCGCTGTAATGTCCTGTGCTGCAACCTCGCACGCTGGCGCATAAGTCGCGTTCGATTTGGAGGCCGAAAGTTGGCAGAAAATAGAAATAGTCAAGGAAGTTTGCCGACAACCCTTCTCGAAACTGTGCTAGAGCGGTGATGGCGGTCGTCGGCAAGACAATCTTACCAGCAGCCGCCCTAACACAAATTCGTATATCCATCCTAGAAAATCCTCTCGCTACCTGTCAAGTAAAAAGATTAGTCCTCGCCGGTCACTGCGCGTTGTACGCTCACATGGTTGCTGGGGCGCTCGGGTTGCTCGACGCGGGGCCATATAGTCGCAATCCTTTCCCGGTAGGGCGTTCCATCATAATGCTTTAGCAGCATCTCGCGGAGCCTATCAATTACGCGCTCTTTCTCGCGGCACTGAATGCACTTCTCATTGTCCGGCGTAGGTCGTTCGCAAATGCGCGAAATATTATATAGATCCTCGACATACTGGAATAATTCAAGCCCTAAGTTGTAGCGTTGCTCGCTCACTTGCTTTTCCTTTCAGCCCTGCGCCGTCGCGGGAAATCACTCACACCTTGATTGATTCTGGTGGCTTTATTTCCCCATCATAAACCGTTCTGCCGCGCTCAAGATATTTCACCACTGCTGCGAGGCCACCAGATTTGCTAAGTTCCATGATTTTCTTGTGGTCAGGCTCGTAGGCAATCAGCAATTCGATTCCCGCTGCGTTCTCCTGCGGAACGAAATAGTCGTCTGTTTTCAGGTCTATCGGGTCTGCATCTTGCAAGCGCACCAAGTTCTCGCGCTCCAGGACAAGAATCAAAATGCGCCTGCGTCCGAGTTGCAACGGTAGAGCAATCATATTTTGCTCGCTTTGTTCCACGGCAACATCGCTGCTGCATCTTTCGGTGAAGGGAAAGTGCCAGTGAAGCGAATGGCGCGGTCGTCAATCGTGACAATGGCTGGTGGCTTCCAGCGAACGAATCGCACCATTTCCAAGCCTACGTCCATTGTGTCATACCACATCATTCCCGAAACCTGCCGGAGCCACTGGCGCATTGCTCGGATGCCGCCCCAATATCGCGCTCGGCTGGAGTGGATCACCACGTCGTAGCCCAAGCGCAAAGCATCGGCCATGAACTCAATCGCACCTTCCACAGGCGGGTCTGGGATATTCGTTGCCCCTTGCCAGCCACTCGTGTAACTGTGAATCACTCCATCGAAATCCAAGCAAATTATCGGCTTCCCCTTCATTGCCCTTCCCTCTCCTTAGCTCCGTGGTTCTGGCTAGTCACAAGGGCGCTCAAGGCGATAACGCTTCCCATGCTGTCGCATATACTCGCCTCAAAGCGTGTCATCGAGCGCCCATGTCACTAGCCCCGTCCCTCTTTCTCCGCTTCTCCCTGCGGTGGCTCGGTGTTAGCGAGAGAACGAATGGCATCTGATACCTCTATGGCTAGATTAGTTTGACCTTTCTTCATTAGCAATGCTCCAGCCATCTGCGCCGCCTTCTCAGCCATTGCCTGCTGGCTGCGCTGGAAACCAATGTTGTGGCCGATTTCAAATGCTTCGTTATCTCCGCTCTCCGGTTGCGCTTTCCCCTGTGGCTGGTTCGCTTGGCGGGTGGCAAGCAACGCTGGCAAGATGTGCTTAACAATCTCGCTCCCAGGCGCCAGTCCCAGTGCTTCCCCACATTCCTGCAACTTCAAATCGTTCATCACCTTCATGGCAGATTCTTTCCATGCTCGCAAGTCTCGTAACTCGCGTGCTTCCTGCTTTCCCTCGCTCATCGCTGTTCTCCCTTGGCTTGGCGCTCGGCCAGACCACGCAAAATGTCACTCCACTCTTCATCCTCAAACTCCAGTGCTTCTTTTAAGTTCCGCAACTGGCACCCGGCGCAATGGGAATACAAGTTCAGACCTTTGTGCTTTCGGCATCGCTTACAGCGCGAATGAGTAAGACCGTAGGCAATGACTCGCAGACGCATCTTTGCAGCGGGCCATCGTAACCACATTCTAAAGGTCATCCCTTCCCCTTTCGCTGGCGCTGGCCGGATTCGCGCACTTTAAGCTCGGCTCCGCAATGTGGGCAGGATAGCCAACCGAAATAGCGATTCAGTCTCGCCAGACAGTTCTGACAGAAGTCCAATCCAGACACGCGAAACTTCGGCCCCGCTTTGGCTTTCTCGCTCCGCTTCATCGGGTGCTCCGTTCATGGGCCAACTGGCAGAAAATGTAGAATTTGTACAATTCGTTCATTTTAGCTCTCATCGTCCGCTCTCTTTCTCTGGCTGGCCCTGCGCTGCTGCAAGGGCGGCGTCCCAAGCTACGATAACTCTGTCCGGCATTTCTTCATCGGGACAAGGGTCATAGAATTCCCGCATCGCCTGACCAGCCAGTAGAAGCGGGAGCAAGCGGCGCTCCAGTTGAGCCGCCAGAGAAATATGTTCGCACCGCTTCAGCGCTGGACCTTCGGTGGCACAGTTGCAATACACAATTTGCTGCGCCACCCGCTCCAGCACCGCTCGCATCTTCTCGTCTGCGCCGCTTATGGCTGTTTCCTCCACTTCAGATACTGCTTCACCACCAGCTTGTACACATCCTCATAGGCTGTGCGGCCCTTGTTCTTGCCGCTCAAGGCTTCATTCGCGCAATCGACGGCATGGAGCCACAACTCGCGCTTCTCTTGCTTGGTGAGCTTCATAGCTTCCTTTTGGGCAAGCGCAGCACCAAGAAGTACAGCAATCCACAGCAAATCAACACAATAGTCATAGGCTCCGGCGTAGGGTCAGGCGGGTCGGTAATGCTGACGAAGCCGAGCGTGCCATTATTGAAGCCCAGATAGCCGGCTGAACAGGTGAAGCACTCGAAATTGACGAGCCTAGCAGGATAAATGCCCAAGTCAGGGAAGTTGTAGCCAGGATAAGCGGTGCGGAAGTAATCGGATTCGCCTATTTGCAAATGATCGCCGGTTTTATCGTAGAAATTGAACAAGTCTGGCCCAGAACGGCTAGCATCAAACCGCAAATTGCCATCAAATCCGCTGGCGAAGCTAAATACAGCTCCATGCAGCTCTTTCATCTTTGTTAGATCAAAGGGAATCGAGAAGTTGAGCGTATCGCTGCCAAGGACAATACCAGTACCTGTGATGGTGAGGAGCGTATCGGCCCTAGATTGAGAAGAGGCGCCAAGCAAACCAGCAACCACGACCAGCTTCAGAATGCCCTTCCAGCGCTTCAGGAGCCACGCAGACGCACGATACAGCCCTTCCGCGATAAAGAGCACTGCCAGCAGCGCATAGGCCGCTAAACCGCAGATAATTAGATTTTCGCTCATACCACACCATCCTCTCCGTCATCATCATCGGCATCCATGCATGTACATGGCGATTCGCCGCAAATCTCGCAGGATTCTTCATCTACCGCGCTGTGGTAGCGATAGGCCATATCTTCGCGTGCTTCTTCGTAGCTCATAGCCCCCTCATCCCTGGCAGATCATCAATCGCCGCCGAAATCACGTTCCACTTGGCATGCCGGAGCGTTTTCAGCGTTTGCGCCCAGACTTCCTCATCGCCTACAAAGTCATGCGAAAACAGCACATGGTCATAGGCATGGAGCAAAATAACCTGCGCTTCGGCTATGTTGTCGGCCCATTTCACGCCAGAAGTTAGGTTCATGTCTAATACTCCACCGGATAGAAACGATCATAGCCTTCGCCGTCTTCTTCAGGTTGATTCTTCAAGCACACAATTGCTTGACAGACGGGCAGGGTATCAAGCTTGCGCCGAATTAGCTCATCGGCTACTTGGTGGACCGTGCCGCCCTGCCAGCCGAATAAGTGCATCAATTCAAGAGTGGCTTTTTCGGCTACGATTTCGCTTACTAGGTCTTCGCGTTTCATAGTGCCCTCCAATGCAGCAACAATACGCGAAAACAAGAAATCTTGTCAATAGGAATTATTTACACTGTGCAAAATAAACTTTAGGCTTGACAAGTATTCTTGACTTTGCTAGTTTTCAGATATGGCGAGTTATCAAACGGAGTACAAGCGCAAGCAGCGAGAAAGGCTCATCAGGCAGCGAATCTGCCCAGCTTGCAGCGTAAATAAAGCCAAAAGAGGCTATGTTTCTTGCGTTGAATGCATTAACAAGCGTTTGGAGCGGTATCGGCTGGCGAAGGGTGGCGAGTGATGTTCAAGAGAGCAGATCGCGAGTCACTAGAAGCCATATTGCGAGATGTTCAACGCGGATTTGGCGATCATAAGGGCTTGCGCGACGAAATCACAGTTATTTACAAGCGCACAGCGACACTAATTGAAGGACAGAACGCCACGAATTTAGGCTATTTGCAGAATTTGGGACAGCTCCAGCGGCTCGAAACTGGCCAGAACGTCCTAAAGGCAGACCTAGATGCTCTGGACAAGCGGCTCAGCGTCATAGAAACAAAGCTCTGCGAAGTCATGGAAGGCAATGCAGCGAGAGCGGAATGGATGGCGCAGCTTGGCGATAGCCTGAAAGCTATTGAATTAAAAGTAGCGATGTTGGTACGTGGCGAAGCTCCTGATAAGGCTTACGGTTACTATTATTTAGGTCCCAATAAGCCGAACGGCAAAGCAACAACAGGGAAGCGTAGCCGATGAGCGATTGGGATAAATTATTCAACGATATTGCGTATTTCATAGCGCTTTGTGCTTTATTGCTAGGCGTAGCAGCGCATTGGCGCATCACAGACATTAAGCGCAAGCTAACACGGAGGTACTAGGCAATGAGAACCTGGCTCAGAAACTACCGCATCATCGCTCGGCTTAGGTGGTACCGCATATTCGACGCACTGGAAAGCTAATGGACAAACCACGCAGATATGATCCTCAGACTATGTACTTGAAGGATTTGAGCTGCGAAGAACTAGCTTTTAACCTTCGCGATGTATGGGTAAGTCAATCAAGTCGGGAGCTTTTGCAGCGCGAATCAATGGCTAGGCTGATGGATTGGCTTGCGAAAGAGCAACAAAAGAGCTTAGGATAGCGCCAGCATGGACCCAGTAAGCAAAGCACAAGCCAGCGAAACGTCTCAGAGCAAGCGTAAACTACGCGGTGGCCATGATCCTTCGATTGGCCGGCAATGGCCTAAGGGAGTCTCAGGTAATCCAGGTGGCCGGCGCAAGAAAGCTCATATCACTAAGATATTCGAAGAAATCCTCGACAATAAGACTGACCGCGAGGAAATCAAAGATTCTATTGCACTTACGCTGAAATCAGGACGTATGGCCGGCGTGCTATTGCTTAGGGAAGCGGCGGAGCGCACAGAAGGCAAGGTGGTACAGAGCGTGGACCTAAGCGGTGAAATCAATCTAACTCTCGCTGAGACAATCGCTAAACGACGCAAGAAGGCTGATGCTGAATCCTGAGCTTGAACTAGCCGAAGATATAGCTGGTTTCACGCATAACCCGCTTAAATTTGTGAAGTACGCCTATCCATGGCAGGAAGGCACACTAGAAGCTCATAACGGCCCTAAGAAGTGGCAGGCCGAAGTATTGCAGATCATTGGCTCTCACCTGAAAGATCCCGTAACTCGCTATCAACCGCTCAAAGTAGCCATCGCTTCCGGCCACGGCATCGGCAAATCAGCCTTCATGGGCTTTGCGATTACTTGGGCTTTATCTACCTGCGAGCACTCTAAGGTACTAGCCACAGCCGGCACTGGCTCGCAGCTTGAGACTAAGACGGTCCCAGAAGTGAGCAAATGGTTCAAACTAGCTCTCAATGTCGGCTGGTTTGACATCATGGCCAAATCCATACGAGTCAAAGAGGCACCGGAACTGTGGCGAGCTGACTTCATTACTTGGAGTGCAGAGAATACCGAGGCTTTCCAGGGCTTGCATAACATGGGCAAGCGAATTCTATTGATTTTCGATGAAGCATCGGCTATTGACGATAAAGTATGGGAAGTAGCCGAAGGCGCTCTAACCGATGAAAACACGGAGATTATCTGGCTGGCGTTTGGAAATCCTACGAAGAATACGGGGCGATTTCGAGAGTGTTTTGGAAGATTTAAGCATCGCTGGAAAACGTATCAGATTGATTCTAGGACAGTTGAAGGCACGAATAAGACGCAGATCGAGCAATGGATAGCAGATTATGGCGAGGATTCGGACTTCGTTAGAGTTCGCGTGCGGGGTGAATTCCCGCGTGCTGGTTCCGCTCAGTTTATCCCCTCGGACATTGTGGCAGCCTGTCGCAAATATAGCGCTGAGGGCTACGAAGCTTTACCCAAAATCTTGTCGGTGGATGTTGCACGTTTCGGAGACGATCAGACCGTAATCGGCTATAGGCAGGGGCGCAAATCGGCTATTCTAGGCAAGTACAGAGGCAGAGACACGGTATGGGTAGCGGAAGAAACGATTAGGCTGATGCAGCAGGAGAAACCAGATGCCACAGTCATTGATGGAGACGGGATTGGGGCGGGAGTTGTTGACCACATTAAGCACCGTGGTTTCGGTGAAAGACTTTTTGAGTTTCATGGAGGCGCACCCGCAAATGATGGAGCAGCCTATTTTAACCGCCGTGCTGAAGTGTGGAGCGGGTTACGTGCTTGGCTCCAGGCTGGTGCAGAAATCCCCGATGATCCAGAGCTCGACGCAGACCTCACCGGCCTTGAGTATGGATTCGGTCCCAAAGGACAGCTCCAGCTAGAGAAAAAGGAAGATATGAAGAAACGCGGTCTATCTTCGCCCGACATAGGCGATATGCTGGCAATGACCTTCGCAATTAATGTCATGCCTAAGCCAAAAGAGGAGCCAGGCATACTGTACTACCCTGGAGAAAGGGCAAACTCATGGATGAGCTAGAACTACCCTTGGGAGTATTCGTAAAACGCTACATTGAGCCAGACCTAAGTGAACAAGTAGAGCTAGAGCAAAAAGTGGGCTGGTTCGATGAAAGCATCGCAGCTCAGGTCCAAGTATCGCCAGTCTTTGGCGCTCAATGGCTCAGAGAGTACTGGCGCCTGTGGACTGGTCAAGATGTACCTTTGGAGGAAATTCGCCAGAGATTGCGGGAGTTGAAAAGCAGATGATTTACGCTACTGACCCAGAATGGCTCTCTAAGTTAACTCAACCGCCAGAAGGTCGAGTTTGGATTATGAGCGAAGATGGGGTTTGTGCTGCTTACTGTGAGATTGGGACTTTGCGAGAGAATGGCGACTTTGTTCCTGTTCCAGATGATTTAGAAGAAATTCAAGCGAGATATTGCTTCGGGAAATATCCAGAATGAGATTGCACGGGAAGAACTGGCTTGGCGGCTGAGCCAGCGGACGTGGAAATCATACCACCAGCAGAAATGCTGCTTACCTAAGCTCGAAAGGGCCCAGAAGCGCACCGTGCAAAATGAGCCAGCCGCACAATTCTATTGCACCTCTACCGCAAAGCGTGTACAAAGTGCACCATGGAGTAGCTATGCCAGCAAAAAGTAAAGCTCAGCAAGAGGCAATGGCCATCGCGGAGCATTCCCCAAGCAAGCTTTATGGCCGAAACAAGGGCTTGCTCAAGATGAGCCACCAGCAACTGCACGACTTTGCAGCGACAAAGCGCAAAGGATTGCCTACTAGGGTTAAGGCTCGCAAGATCGGCCTGAAAGCGCTGATGAGTCGATGATTAAGATCAAGCCATCCCATCGCGGCCTTTTGCACAAGAACCTAGGCGTCAAAAAGGGCAAGAAAATACCTCTTTCCAAGCTGATGAGCGCCAAACACAGCGATTCGCCGGCAGAGCGTAAACGCGCAACCTTTGCAATAAATGCGAGGAGTTGGGGTAAATGAGGAGAATATACCTGTGAAACGGTTCCTAGCACTGTTTTTCGCAGTAACTTCAGCAGTTGCCAGCCCAGTTTACAATACTGTCAATCCTGTCCCGCTACCCACTGGCCAGAACGTTGTGGTTTGGCAAGCAGAAACTCCGACGCCTGGTAATGGAACTACAGCCGCTTCGCAGCAAGTCTCGCTACTTTCTACTCCGAATCGCAATGGCAGTCCTTTCAGCGTAGACGGTAAATTTAGCGGGGCACCAGGAGCATTTGAGGTGGATGTACAGGTAGCAGGTACAGACACAGACACTAACTACCAGACCTGCTCCAACTGCAACATAACCACTGTAGATGCAACGAACAACACCTTTCATTTAGATGCGGTACTAGTCAATGCTCGCTATGCTCGATTGTTGATGCGGAGCCGCACTAATAGCGTTTCAATTACAGCCTCATTCACTGGTGGATGATGAAAAAAGCGATTCCATTTTTGCTAGTCATTCTGTTCGGAGCTGTCTGTGTCTTTGGGCAAACTCCGAGTGGTGCTTATTCTAGTCCTGCGAATGGCAGCACGAGCGGTACGATCACTGGGCAAGTCGCTGGAGTCGTCAATCCTACGCTCTCGCCTTACAATGCACCGGTTACGCAATCCTGTGCGAATCTAAGCGTAATCCTGACAAACGGATCAAACACCGTTGGATGTTCGACGGCCACATTCACTTCAGCCGATGTTGGCAAAGTTATCTTTGCTTCTTGCTGTGGAGGCCTTGGAGGGCAGAACAAATCCAGCTCCACGCTAAAACTTACGCAAGGTGTAATCAATAGTATCGTAGACTCCACACACGTCACAGTCTGCACGACTACTGGGGCATGCACTCCGGTAAACGCTACGGCAAGCTCGGCCAGCGGTACGTTGTTGTATTGGGGATTCAAAGCTGATACGGCTGTCGCTACCGCTCTTACCGATACCTATGCTGGACCTGGACCATGCAAAGAATTTTTCTGGTCAGGAATTCTGATGGTTAGTAGCGCGAAGGGAAACGGTCCAGCAGCTTGCATTCTGCCGATTGGAGCCACAAACGACACTAATCTTTCTATCGCAGGTACTGGGCGTGCTAACAGTCTCCTATTGATGTCTCCCGATTTCGATTACTCCGGTTGTACAGGGGGAGTGAATAGCAATACCTGCTTTTTTGGACTGCAAGGCATTGAGCGGAAATACTTCGGTATCAATGGTGGAGGATTTAGCAACACTGGCAGCCATGCCGTTGTCATCTTGGATTCGATGATCGACGACTTTGATTTTGATATAGGTCTGAGTGACATTGGGGCGCAAGACGCTCTAATGATTTGCTACCAGATGGATGGTAGTGGCGCATATCCTAATTTTGTCGAGATAGACGGTTGTGGTTCAGCTCCCATTGTTATCAGCACTGGCACGGCAAATACGCTCATTAATGGGTATGCCGCTGATGTGAAAGGTCCGAACGTATCAGGTAATGAAGGCGGGGCAATGCGAGTCAAGAGCGGTGCTACCGTCAATACCTATGGAATGTATTTCGGGCCTTGCAATACGGCTGGTTCACTTCATTGCGTCAACGTAAATGCCGGCGGAACGTGGTATTCCAATGGGGATATTTGTATCACCGGAGCCGTTACTAATTGTGTTTCTGTGAGCGGCATAGCTCACCTAAATAATTTCACCAATCCAACTGATTTCGGGTTAACTGCTGATCGCGCCATCTTTACGAATAATGCCGCCGCCAGAGTCTACATAACTAATAGTTCCCTATTCGGCACTGTCGCGCCGTTAGCCAACTTAGTACCAGGGACTATATTCTTAGACAGTGTGACAACGGTTGCCGGCGGTGGCACCAATACGGGCATCACTCCTACCTGTACATTCACTTCCGGCGGTGGAACTAGCCCCTCATGCACGGTACAAGCTGGCAGTCTAAATGAGCGTGGCACAATCATTGCATCAACCGGCACCGGCTCTCCGGGTACGACCGGCACGATTACACTCACCTTTGCTGGCACCTTTGCAGCTCCCAGCGGTATTGGTCCGCTTTGCGTTGTTACTGTAAATAACAGCGGCACCGCATGGGGAAATATGGCAATCGTGCAGAACAGTACACAAAGTACAACGGCTCCATTAATCGCATGGGCCAATTCCGTAGGAGGAACATTGACTGCACTCACTGTTTCTTCTCCATACCGCATTGATTATTCTTGCGTGATAAGACCTTGATTCTACCGCGCAATGATCGTGTGCTAGTGGAACGAATCCCAGAGCCACAGGTAGGCTTAATCCTCGCTCCTGACATAGCCAAAGAGAAGAGCTTGTCAGGCAAGATTCTGGCGATTGGGCCGAAAGTGGATATGGTAGAGCCTGGAATGATCGTGCTTTTCAACAGCAAATGGAACGACTTTGCCAATGATTACTATGACGATTTGCCAGTTGGCGCCGACAAGAACCTGCATTTGATACAGGAAGCCGACATCTTTGGGATAGTGAATGTCTAAAACCATCGAACTGGCGCTAGAGCGGTTCAAGCTGGTGCACGATGCTGAATCCGATACGCGCAGCCAATCGCTCGATGACCTGAAATTCAGCACAGGCGAACAATGGCCGCTGACCATCCAGAATCAGCGCATGATTGATGGCCGGCCATGCCTAACCATGGACCAAATGCAGCAATCCATCAGGATTGTATGCAATGAGTACCGCCAATCCCGCCCTAGTCTAAATGTCAATCCTGTAGGCGATGATTCGGACGTAGATACAGCGGAAATTCTGCAAGGCATCATTCGGCATATCGAAGTGCAAAGCGATGCCGAGCAAGCCTATGACTGGGCCCATGAATGTGTCGTAAGGACTGGTTTTGGCTCATGGCGAATCTTGAGCGATTATGCCGACGATGAAGGCAACCAGGAAATCTACATTGAGAAGATTCCCAATCAATTCAGCGTCTATTGGCAGCCAGGAGTCACACAGGACAAGGCCAAATGGGGATTCATTACAATGGATGTGCCGCTTACGACTTATAAGGATGAAAACCCAGAGACTTACGGCGATTTCAGCGACTTATGCGCCACTGGCGATGTACCTGCCGGATGGATGAATTCAGAGTATGTGCGCGTGGCTGAGTATTTCGAGGTCATTGAGGAAAAAGCCAAAGGAAACAAACGGCCTAAGAAGCGTGTAGTTTGGCGCAAAATCAACTGCTTTCAGGTGCTCGACGGTGGCGAAGCGGGCCAGGAGCTTCCAGGGACTTCTATCCCTATCTTCACAGCTACTGGCGATGACATTGAAGTGAATGGCAAGCGATATTTAGCAGGACTAGTACGCAACGGCAAAGATGCTCAAAGACAGTACAACTACATGATCTCAGCGGCTACGGAAGCCTGTGCATTGGCTCCAAAAGCACCTTGGGTTGTCGTGGAAGGGCAAACGGAACAATACAAAACAGAGTGGGAAACATCGAATACGAAAAATTATGCAGTGCTCCACTATAAGCAGATTGATGTAGCGGGTAAGCCGGCGCCACCACCACAACGCAATGCTGTAGAACCTCCCATTGCTGGTTTTGCACAGCTTATTGGTCAAGCTAGTCTCGATTTGAAGGCTTCCTTGGGCATTTACGACCCATCGCTAGGCCAGCGCAAGGGCGATGAGTCTGGCAAGGCTATTGAAAAGCTCCAGCAGCAAGGTTCACTTGCCACTCTGAACTATTCCGACAATGTGGCGCGTACCATGAGGCGATTCGGCAAGGTATTACTTGAGTGGATTCCTAAGATTTACGACACACCGCGAGTCATGCGGATTATTAAGCCGGATGCCAGTGTCCAGCAGGTAGTGATTCATAATGGGAAAGATCAGGCCGATGCCGCGCAGGAATTGACCACCGATGCAATCAAGAAAATTTATGACATTGGGCTAGGCAGCTATGATGTGACAGTGAATGTCGGGCCTAGTTACCAGACCAAGCGCCAGGAATCGGTAGCCACGCAGCTAGAACTGATGAAAGTCATGCCGCCGCAAATGGCAGCGAATACGCTCGATATTGTAGTGTCCAACATGGACATTCCACAGGCAAAAGAGTTTGCCGAGCGCATCAAAAAGATGATTCCACCGCAGATTCTAGGCGGTGACGAAGGCGATCCTCAGGTACAGCTCCAGAATGTCAAAGGCCAGCTTCAACAAGCCATGCAGCAGCATGATTTGCTGGTAAAAGCCCTCCAGGATGCCCAGAAAGCCATTGAAACCAAACAAGTTGAGCAGCAAGGCAAAGTGGCTATCGCTCAGATGCAGGAGCAGTCAAAACAAGCCATTGTCAAGATGCAAGAGGCTACCAAACTGGCCGTGGCTCAAATTAACGCTTCCAAGGACTTGCAGCAGACCTTCGCAGAGTCGGAAATAGCGCAATATGACTTGCTGCACAGCGATGCTCACGAACTAGCGATGCAAGGCGAGCAGCAAGCCCATGAAAAGCAGATGGCAGCACAGCAAGCAGCGCAAGCGCAGCAGAGCCAGCAAGCCGATCAATCGCACGATTTGAACATGGCAGCGGTGAATCAGGACCATGAGCAGCAAATGGCACAACAAGGAGCAACGAATGGACAATGAAGTAGTGACGCAGACAGTACCGCTCGACGGTGAAATCACTCAAGCCGAATACAAAAAGGCTCGTTTGGAAGGTAAAACCATCGTGGAGCAACCAGTTGAAAAGCCTGTCGAGAAAGAGCCGGAGGAAGTTGAACAGCCTGAAGAAGAAACAGCCGAGTCTGAGCCTAAGCCAAAAGCTAAGGGCGGTGGTTTTCAAAAGCGCATCGAGAAGCTGACAAAGGACAAATCAAAGGCCGAAGAACGGGCAGCGGAACTAGAGCGCCGAGTGCAGGAGCTTGAAGCAGCTAGGACGGAGCCGAAGAAAGAAGCTCCGAAGTCAACCACCGATGAGCCGCAAGAGGCCGATTACACCGACTTTACGAAGTACCTGAAAGACCATACCAGATGGGAAGTGCGGCAAGAACTGAAGGAACAAGCCGAAGCTGCTGAGCGCGAATCGCTGGAAGAACAGGCAAAAGAGACTTGGGAAGATCATCAAAGCCGAATGGAAGCCGCAAAAGAGAAATATGAGGACTTCGACGAAGTGGTGGACGTTCCTACGCCTTGGACAATGACCAATCCATCGCCTATTGAACGTGCAGCGGCTGAAGCCTTCCGCATTGCAGTGATTGAGGACGATAACGGGCCAGAGATTCTCTATTACTTGGGCCAGAATGCGGAAGAATTCGCCAAGCTAGGCGAAATGACGCCAGCGCGGGTAGTCAAGGAAGTAGCAAGGCTCTCAGACAAGCTCGCACCAAAGGCAGAAAAGGAACATGCCAAGCCGAAACTTGTAAGCAAAGCTCCAGCACCGATCAAACCGGTAAGCGGTGGCGCAACAAAGAATAGCGTACCGCTCGATGAAGTCGAAGATATGCAGGAATACAAGAAACGTCGCGCAGCCGGCGAGCGAAGCTAAGATTTCTATTGCATTACAGTTTTTAGCGTAGTATAGGACTACCATGGCTGGTCATGTTTATCTAATTGGTTCACGCCAATTCAAATGGTACAAAATTGGCAAATCCTCCAATGCCACCATTCGTATTTCTGATCTTGGGATACTCCTACCTTTCAAAATAGAGATTTTGGCGGTCTGGAAATCTGAAAATTATCACCAATTAGAACGGGATTTGCATAAGAAATATGAGGAACACCATATAAATGGTGAGTGGTTCGCTTTCAGCAATGAGCAAATAAACAACATTCTCTACGAAATGGCTCACCTGAGTTCTGGGATCGCTATCCCTAAGTTTTCCAACATTTCACAGAATACGCAAATGAGTTTGCATCGTAAACTTAGCCCAAAATACCAAAAGCGGATAGATAAGTTGGTTCTTCGCAACGCACAGTTGGAAGAAATAATCCGCAGGTATGGCTACGATAGGATTGCCGCCGATGAGGGCGGAAAAGAGATTCCTGTAGTCTAAGGAAACCCGTCAGGCCCAAGCCTGGAAATAATTTACCGTAGCGGTACGGTAAGCCATCCGGTAGGGCGCCATAAGCGCTCTGAAACCTTCTGCCGCAATACGGAAACGGCAAGCAAATAAACGTCGTTTCCAAATTTACGATAGGAGGACAGCTTGGCTAATACACTTCTTACCATCGGCATGATTACCCGCGAAGGGCTGATGGTCCTAGAAAACAATTTAGGATTCACGCGGGGCGTTGACAGGCAATACGACGATCAATTCGCCAAATCCGGTGCCAAAATTGGTTCCGTACTGAATATCCGCAAGCCTGTACGCTTCACCAACACTCAAGGGCAAGGGCTCCAGTTGCAGGATTTGACTGAAACCAGCGTTCCTTTGGTGCTCACCACGCAGTATCAGCGTTCCTTTGCAGTGACTTCATCGAATTTGGCTCTGGACATTGATGATTTCTCGAAGCGTTTCATCACTCCAGCAATCGCCAGCATGGCAAACCAGATTGACTTTGACGGCATGCAACAGTTCTTGAATGTCAACAATGAAGTTGGCACTCCTGGTTCTGTTCCGAATACTTCAAACGTCTATCTAGCGGCTGGCCAGAAGCTTGATGAAAACGCTGCACCGATCAAGATTCGGGATTTGGTCATCAATCCACGTATGCAAGCAACGATTGTGCCGGCGCTTCAGGGCTTGTTCAATCCACAGGTAGCCATTTCCAGCCAGTATCGCAAGGGCCGGATGTCGAAGGACACCTTGGGATTTGACTGGTACATGGACCAGAACTGCCCGACATTCACTACAGGGCCACAGGGCGGGGCGCCAGCAGTCAATGGCTTGCTCCAGACTGGCTCAAGCATTATCACAAACGGCTGGACGGCTGCGGCTGCTTTGAGACTTCGTAAGGGCGACATCATCACTTTCTCTAACTCGTTTGCGGTCAATCCACAGAGCAGAGCTTCCACTGGCTCTTTGGCACAATGGGTAGTGACTGCCGATGTTTCCTCAGACGGCGCCGGCAACGCAACAATTCCCATCTCTGGACCGGACTTCAATGGCGTGATTACTACTGGTCCATTCCAGAACGTGACGGCTGCTCCGACCACTGGCGACACAATCGCGGTGCAAGGTACAGCGAGCGTTACTTCTGGCCGTGGCATCGCTTTTGATGGCGAGGCTTTCACTTTTGCCTGTGCTGACCTGCCGCTTTATGGCGGGTTGGATATGGGTGATCGGAAGAAAGACGACCAGCTCAACATGAGCATGCGCTGCATTCGGATGTATGACATCAATATGGACAGAGCACCGCTCCGTCTTGACCTTCTCGGCGGCTGGGCAACGCTGTATCCCCAGATGGCCGTGCGGATTGCGAGCTAAGGAGACTATAGAAAATGGCTATTACAGCAACTACTCTTTCAGCAGCAGTCACGGCAAACGATCTAACGGTTAAGCTGACAGCCGTCACTGGAGTCACTGCACCAAACTTCCAGACTGGCACTGGCATTACTTACCTGCAGATCGACCAGGAGCTGTTCCTTGTCACCGGCGTCAATACCACGACTTTGGTGGTAAACGTAGTGCGCGGGGTTCAGTCCACTAACGCGGTAGCGCATACCAATGGCTCTTTGGTTCAAATTGGCTTGCCTACTGACTTCCCTTCCACCAATGAAACCATTGGCTCCCAGACAGCCACTACGCTGGTGTTTGCAAATGCCAATCAACCAGGCATCAACTTGACTGGCTCAGCCGATGCGATCAATCCCGCCGTACCTGGCTTCTACGTCATCAAGACGGCTGGCGTGGATGCGATGACCTTGGTAGCTCCTCCTGCTTCGGCAGAAGGCAACATCATTGAAATCGTGTCCGATACGGCGAACGCTCACACTTTGACGGCAACTTCACTGCTGGCTGGTGGAACGGCTCTCAAAACTACGGGCACCTTCCCAGCCTTCCGTGGGGCTTATCTCAAACTCAGAGCTTGCAACGGAGTTTGGGAAGTGCTCTCAGCGGGTAATGCGAATACTTCTTCCTTCGTTGTCTTGACTTAATTCCTTCCCGTGGGCGGCGGGAAAACCGCCCACAAAGGAGTAGGAATGGCGCGAGCTTTAACGAATCAAGGTGCAGTGGATGGAAGCCTTCTCCAACAGGTCTATGATGGCGATGCATTGCAAGGACCGATTACCCTTCTCACTGGCACTGCTGATGCCATCAATCCGCACGTTTCAGGGAATTACATCGTCAAAACTGGTTCTGCGGATGCAATGACACTTGGAGCGCCAACACCAGGAACAGATGACAATTTGAGCATTGCCATTTATTCTGACACTCTGTTTGCCCACACGATTACGGCAACTTCCCTGTTTGCGAATGGAACAGCCCTAAAAACCACTTGCACTTTTGGTGCTTTCAGAGGTGCAGGAATCGTTCTGCGAGCATTCAATGGCGTCTGGCAGGTAATGGCACAAACCACAGCTCCGCTGACTTAAAGGAGGATTGTGGACAACTATCCAAAAACGCTCTACCCGCGAGTGGGCGGTGGCAGCATCGTGGTGGAAAGCCCAGAGCAAGAGAAACGGCTAGGCGAAGGCTGGATGGTGCATCCACCTTTTCCATTAGTTTCTGAAGAAATAAGTAAGTTTGGCGAAATGATGGATACTATTGGGCATGAGCCCGAAGCTCCAGCTCCTAAACGCCGTGGTAGGCCCAAAAAGGTGGTAGAGCTATCACTGGACAAGATCTCATAAGCAGCTCGATGCGGCTAATTGGGGCTTTGGGCAGCGGTGAGACTCCAAAGCCTGATGAGGCTTCTGATGGCTTGATGGTGCTCAATCAGATGCTCGATAGCTGGCTGGCTGAACGTTTGATGGCGTTTTCCATTCTGATTGAAGAATTTCCCCTCACTGCTGGCAATGGCACCTATACGATGGGCCCTGGTGGCAATTTCAATACAGCGCGGCCAGTTCGCATTGATCGTATGAGCATTGTCTGGCTGGCGAATCCATTGCAACCGCTAGAGCTTCCGATTCCCTACTTGACAGACTGGGATTGGCAGAATGTCCCTGTAAAGAACATCCAGACTTCACTCCCAACTGCCGTCTATGACGATGGCAACTTCCCACTGAGGAATCTGACCTATTGGGGCTTGCCAACTGGCCAAGTCAATACACGGATTTACAGCTGGCAGCAGCTTAGACAATTCCCCGACTTGTTCACCGATGTGACTTTCCCTCCAGGGTACATCGAAGCTCTACGCTACAACTTGGCAGTGCGGCTAATCGCTGAATATCCAGGCGAATACTCGCAAATCACGGTTTCGGCTACGCAGACGTTAGCAGTAGAGTCACTTGCGCGGGTCAAGAGCTTGAATGTTCCATTGATTGAGGCGTTCTGCGATTCAGCATTGCAAGGGCGCGGCGGCTATTACAACTTCTATTCAGACCAGCCAGCGGGTTACGGCTATGGGAGGAATTAATGCCCAAATTCCCGCTGATTGGGCCTTCCTATACCAGCCAATCGGTTAACGCCGATTGTCAAACAACGATGAACCTGTACCCTGAGCAAATCGAATCAGGGGCAGGAAACAATCAGATCGTTCTTTATCCTACGCCTGGCCTAAAAGGCTTCACAGACCTCACTCCGGTAGTGCCAGATCTTCTGCAGCCGGAAATCGTCGATGTAAATCAATACGGATGGGATACAGCCGGAGGATCGAACTCAGGAAATTCTAGAATAAACGTCCCTGTACTAACGGCCACTATTCAACCTGGAGACATACTTTTCCTTCTGTTCAATGCCACTGTTGGGCCTGGAAAACCATATAATCCGATTCTTACAATCACAGCTCCATCATTATTGGCAGGTAGTTTCACGCGATTGGGAGACCCTTACTACGATTTAGGTCTATTAGCTATTCCCAATGAATTCAGGTTCTTTCAGGTTTTCTATGCCGTTGCCGAGAATTCCGTACCTTCCACCACACTTTTAGTCAATCTGAATCTCACTTCGATAGCTTTCAACAATTTTGATATGGGTGGGGCTTTTCTTCTGGTCCGTAACATTTTAGCCTTGGACCAGCTTACAAGCCTGATTTCCCCTTCAGCGAGCATTTCAGCGCCGGCTATCACCACAACAGTGCCACGATTCGTTTTTACCTTCTTTGGCTCCAATGAAGCATTGAGCACGCCACATCCAGATCCAACGATTTATCACTTTTTCACTCCAGGCAGTTCTGGAATGGCAGCGATTGCGGCATTTTTTATCTTAGATCCCATGCTAGGAACGATTTACACGGCTCCTGCTGGTGTATATAGTCCAGCGTGGGCGAAAGCAGGAAGTTTCTTGGCTGTTGCGCTTAACGTTTCTTTTTCGATTAAACCGGCATGAGTGTACGCGGCCTATTCACGATTAAAGTTGGCGGGACGCAGGGACGTACCTTCGCCGTCTCTCAGACTAACTTCGATGAAATCTTTGCCAATACCACTTTTGCATCCAGAGGAGCGGTATCGAATGATAGTCAGCTAGTTTCATTTGCTTCCAGTGCTCAGCAGATGATTATTGCCGCTGCCGGCACGATGTATCTATTTGACTTAGGCACAAACACATTTTCGACAGTGCCAGCAGCTAATTTCACAGGGCCAGTGTCACAGGTAGGCTATTCCGATGGCTTCTTTCTGGCCCTCATTGCCGATTCAAACCGTTTTTACGTTTCAGGTGCCTTGGATGCTACGGACTGGACCAGCAATGGATCGGCGCTAGTGTCTGAATTCCCCGATAATCTAGTTTCAATGCTTGTCGATCACCGGCAAATCTGGTTCTGGAGCGCGACAAAGGCCATTGTCTACTACAACTCAGGAGCTAACTTCCCATTTGACCCTGTACCCTCTGGATTCATTGAACAGGGCTGTGCGGCTAAATGGTCACCAGCTCGTCTGGACAATACGATTTTCTGGCTAGGTTCAGACGATCGGGGCAGCGGAATTGTCTGGAAAGCGACTGGCTATACGCCTAGCAGAGTTTCTAATCACGCTATCGAATTTGCCATGCAAGGCTATGTGCGGATTGACGATGCTATTGGCTATGCCTTTCAGATGCAAGGGCATTCGTTCTATCAGCTTTACTTTCCGGCAGCAGGTAAGACTTGGCGCTATGACGTAGCTACTTCCATGTGGCATGAAGTCGGCTTCTGGAATGTCAATTTCGGATTCTTTGAAGCGCATCATTCGCAGGTCCATACCTTCAACTTCGGCAAGCACCTCGTAGGCGATTGGTCCAGCAACAAAATTTACGATATGGAAATCCCGAAGTGGAACAACGGCGTATGGGACTTTGCAACCGATGATGGAGCTTTGATTCGCAGAGTTAGGCGCTGCGCCCACGTTTCCGATGAGCAGCATTACTCCATGCATCATCAGATTCAGCTATTCCTAGAGACTGGCCTAGGTCCAGTACCACCCCTGCCTGGAAGTGAAGCGCCTACTAGCTTCATTCTTGCCGATGGCACAGGTGCTCTATGGTCGCTAGGGATTTCTGATATTGGAGTACTGACCACGACTGGCGGGGCATTTGGAACGCCTGGAACATTGATTCTGACCGATACAACTGATGGCACAACATCTTGGCAAGTTGGCGTCAATAACATCGGAGTTTTGACTACTGTACAGGTTCCTTTTGGTTCGTCTTATCCGACTGTGCTGCAAATGGTTTCCGCTTCCGGCACGCAGCGTTGGACCATGTATTTGAGCAATCTAGGAGTGCTGATTACCAGTCCTGGTGGCGCTGTCTTTCGTGAGCCTCAAGTCTCTGTGCGCTGGAGCGATGATTCAGCGCATACCTTTGGCAATGAATACCTAATTGGCTGCGGATTCTCAGGCGAATTCGCTAAACGTGTCATGCTGCGGAGACTAGGCCGAGCTAGAGACAGAGTTTATGAGATTTCCATGAGCGATCCAATCCCCTGGCGCTTGATTGCGGGTTACTTGGAGGTGGCTGGCAGTGGCGACAGGTAGCTCATTCCCACCAGTTCCTACGCAGACGCCTTTGCTCGACAAGGATTCGGCGTCTGGCATGAACATTGATTGGATTAAATGGTTTATTGCTGTAGGAGTCTTTTTCAGTAATGCCGCTAAAACGCTAGTTGCATCTTTCAATGGACGTTCTGGCGCAGTTCTTCCCCAAGCCGGAGACTATCCACCTGCACTCGGCGGTACAGGTCAGACGAACTGGCAAAAGGGGAATCTCTTAGTTGGTGCCGGCCCTTCCACTACGGATTTGCTGGCTGTAGGCGTCAATGCGGCTGTGCTCACCGCTGATTCTGGTTCACCAGATGGCGTGAAGTGGTCGTTGCCAGCATCCCAAGCCGTTTCTAGCGTGTTTGGACGTGTTGGCGCAGTCACAGCCTCACCTGGAGACTACAGCCCTCAGAATGGCGGCACGGGTCAAACGTCATGGGTAAAAGGCAATCTTTTAGTAGGGCAAGCAGTGAACGTTACGGCAGTTCTTCCTCCAGGCGCCAATACACAATCGCTTGTCTATGATTCAACCGCTCTCAACGGCATTCGCTACCTGAAATATGGCGATGCGGTCACGCCTACTGGCGTAGTGGACGGAGTAAACAAGGTTTTTACTCTACCAGACAGTCCTTCGCCGGCACTTTCCTTGCAGTTATTCCTGAATTCTGGAGGGGCGGGTAACTACATCCTGCAAAACGGGCTGTACGTGCTGGCCGGAAACACGATCACTTACACAACGGCTCCGATTGTCGCTTCAACACATTTAGCGTGGTACAGAGCATGATAGAACGCACAAAAGACTGGACCTTGATTAAGCGCATTATCACAGACAGGAGCGTTTACCCTCGCGTCAGTGATGATAAGAGTCCTTGCGCTGATTGCTGGCAGCCAATCAAGGATGAAGCCATGTACTATCTGCTCGCTAAGCGCGAAATGGATATACTGGGCCTTTTTGCCGTATCGCCTGAAAACGGAATATGCTACAAGGTGCATACGTGTCTTTTACCCCATTCTTATGGCGAAAAAGCCACAATCGCGGCGAAAGAGTTGATTGCTTGGGTGTTTTCAAACTTGCAATGCGAGAGGCTCATTACGGAAGTGCCTGAATTTAATAAACTTGCGCTGAAGTTTGCGGAGCGGAGCGGCATGACGCGCTTCGGCTATAACCCTAAGAGTTATCTCAAAGATGGGAAGCTACAAGGCATGACCTTGCTTGGTATCTCGAAGGAGGATTTGTGCCAGTCGCAGCTATAGGCGCAGGAGCATCGCTATTAGGCGGGTTGCTAGGCTCACATGCGGCCAGCGATGCAGCGGCCAAACAAGCCAATGCAGCCGCACAAGCCGCAAATACTGCCAGACAGAATCAGAACCTTTCGACCAATTACCAGACTGGCGTCGCGGGTCAGCAGACCAATCTACTCAGTCCCTATGCCACTGCCGGTCAATCTTCCATCGGCAATCTTTCAGCTTTGCTTCAGCCTGGAGGTCAACTTACACAGGGCTATGGGCAGTTTGAAGCTCCCACAGGTGTCACCGAGCAAAACGATCCTGGGTATCAGTTTAGACTCAGCCAAGGATTACAAGCATTGCAGAACAGCGCTGCTGCCAGAGGTGGCCTACTCTCAAGCGGCACGGCCAAGAACATCAACGACTATGCCCAGAATCAAGCCAGCAACGAATACGGCAATGTCTACAACCGCGCTTTGCAGACCTACGGCACAAACTTCAACACGTACAACACCAATCAGGGGAATCTCTACAATCGGCTGGCAGGAGTCTCTCAGCTAGGTGCTCAGGCCGGCTCGACGCTGGGAGGCTTGCTTCAAGCTGGCGCTAGTAACATCGCAGGAATCAACAATGCAGCCAGCAATCAGATCGGTGGAGCATTGCAGAACCAAGGCGCAGCGCAAGCGAGCGGCATCATCGGTGCTAACAATGCTTGGCAGGGGGCGCTTGGGGGAATTGCCAACAACCTTGGCGGGTACATGGCCCAGAATCCATTCGGCGGCGGTGGAGCGAGTGGCTATGGAGCACCTACTAACACGCTTATGAGCGGCTCCAACAATCCCTATACGGAGTATTCCTGATGGGAATCCCACTCGTAGCCTTAATGGGCCGGCAGCCGCAAATCAACGATTACGCGCAGAATATCGCGCAAGCACAGCAAATCCAGGGCATGAAGAACCAGAACGCTCTGGCGCCTGGACAGCTACAACTACAGCAGCAGCAAATTCAAGGCCAGGGATTAGAGATTCAAAAAGAGCAGCAATCCTTAAAAGATCAGCAAGCACTCACTAAAGCCATGCAAGATTGGGATGGTAAAGATTACAATTCCCTCCCAGGTTTGGTTTTGAAGCAGGGCGGTTCTGCACAAGCTGTTCTCGGCCTGAAAAGTTCGCTTCTTCAACAGCAAAAGGCTCTAACTGATTTAAATGAGAGTCAGTTGAAGATGGAAGAAACGAAAAACGATCATTTTGCACAGGCACTCGACAATGTTTTATCAGCACCCGTCGATGAGCAGCCGCAAAGATTCCAAGAAGCTATCGCTGATTCTATTAATAAAGGGTATCTGAATCCTCAGCAGGCCCAAGGTTTGCAATACCAGGGTCCTCAGCAATTAGAGGCTTTGAAGAAATTCACTTTAGGTCATAAAACGGCTTTGGCACAAGCCGCAGAACAGGCAAAAGCTCAGCAGGAAATGACTGCTTCCACTAAGAACGTAGCCGAAGCAAATAAAGCCGACGTGGAAACCAAACTTACACAGGCTCAGTTAGATGCCATGCAATCGGGTGGACTGAATCCCAAAGTTCCTCTGGAATTTCAGGAAGCGCAATCCTATTTGAAGTCACATCCAGGAAAATCTCTAAATGACTATCAAGTATGGAAAGCTCAGCATTCGCCCACTGTGATGTTACAAGGAATTGGCAGCGGCGGTGCGGCGGGAGATCCAATGGTGGATATGGTTGGCCAAGGTAGGGTAGACCTTTCCACTGTGCTATCGCGCATGGCTCCAGTTGCAAAAGATTCCTTCTTGCGTCAGTTGAACGCTAAATATCCAGGCTTTAGCCAGCTCGGCTATGGCATGGAAAAATACATGACGCAGGGTGAAGGCGGGAAAAATCTCACCGCATTTAATACTGCCATCGAACATGCCAATCAGTTGAATAGCGCCGTAGATGCTCTACAAAATGGCGATAACCGAACGCTCAATAAAGTTGGTAATGCTCTTGGTTATGAGTTTGGCGACAATCGCACCACTAATTTCAATGTCATTAAGAGTGCCCTATCTGGAGAAATCAGTAAAGTATTCAAGGGTGGTCAGGCTACCGATGCTGAAATTAAAGAAGTGCAGGGACCATTTGACACTGCCAATTCTCCAGCGCAACTCAAAGGTGCAATAAACAATGCTATTCGCTTGATGAATTCCAAGCGCGATGCATTGAAACAACAATTTGAAAGTGGTGTGCAAGGCAAGCCAAATTTTGGCAGCAATTCGACTGCTACCCATCCTTCCGGCCACAATACAGGAGACACTCGCCAATATAATGGCGCGACTTATAAATTCGATGGCAATCAATGGGTGAAACAATGAGCACACCTGCGGTTCTGCCAGCCGAGTTTTTCAAGCCTGAAGCGCCAGATACATTACCCGCTGAATTTTTTAGCCATCAAACAGCAGCGGCCACTAAAGAACCTTCTTTTTATGAAAAGCTGACGGCTCCGATTGATACAGGGGCTACGAACCCAGTTTCGCGCTTTGCTTCTTCGCTTGGTGGGGCAGTAATTGGTGCTCCAAAGGCTACTTTTGACACTATGTCCGATTTGGCAAAATCCTATTTTAATCCACGGCGACCTAGCCAAGTAGGGCAGAACATTTCTGAAAGCATTGCTGCTTACGCCAAACCAGAAACATGGAAAGGAATTCCTAGTGTTTTGCCGGAGGCTCTCGGTCAAGGCGTGGGAAGTGTAGTAGCAGGTGAGATTGCTGGAAAATTGCCTGGAACCATAAAAGCGGAGCTCCCTAGTACAGCCAACGCAGGAGCTTCACTCGCAGATATTAAAGGAAGTGTAGGACAAATTCCTATCGATATGACTAAGCCGGGGAATACTGCACTGGAGATTTATACCCAATCCCAGCGCGGAGGTACGCTCCCAAAGTCAGTACGAGATTTCGTTAATCGAGCCACTAAGCCCGATAGTCCTCCACTCACTTATGCAGAAGCAAAGGATTTCCAATCGAATATTTCTAGGCTTTCAGCCGATGAATATCAACGTATGAATCCAAATGCCAAGAGGATGGTAGGCCAGTTAAATGCCGATTTGAAAGATAGTTTAGCTTCGGCGGCTGATATACAGGGCAAGGGCCAGCAATTCCAAGATGCCATGAAGGAATATCACAACGCAATGCGGCTAAAGGGCATGAGCGACGATGCGATCAGTTATGCATGGAAGACTGCACTGGCTGGCGCAGGTATTTATGGCCTGAGTAAATTGCTAGGAATTGAGGCACCTAAACTATGAGAAAGCTTTTATTGCTTCTGGCTTTACTTTTCGCGCTTCCGGCTTATGGCCAAGTGGCCTTGATGCCTTTCACTAAGAGCCAGTTTTTCGACAATTCTGGCCGGCCATGCACAGGCTGCAAGCTATTCACTTACGCAGCCGGAACCACGACGCCTCTAGTCACCTATCACGATTCGGCTGGAGTCATTCCCAATACCAACCCAGTGGTTCTCGATTCGGCTGGTCGCGGCGATGTATGGCTCACCGCTGTAGCTTACAAGCTGATTCTGCAAACCTCTGTAGGCGTAACACTGTGGAGCGAAGATAACATCAGTTCAGCCAATAACACCTTGCTCGGTTTGAACAACATCTGGACAGGCACAAATACCTGGAACAACACCGCTACATTCAATTCCAGCGTGACATTCAATTCTGGCTTCACGTCGAGCGGCCCTAACAACATGAGCGGTGGAGGTATCCTAGATGGTACTTTTACTGGCACACCTGTCTTTTCTGGCGTACCGAGCTTTTCAAATGGTTTCAGTTCCACTACAGGCACTTTTAGCGGTCAAATCACTTCGACGCTTGCCACTGGAACGCCACCTTTTGTCATCGCCAGCACCACGCAAGTCAACAATTTGAATGCGGGGTTGCTCAATGGCTGTACATGGGCCATTCCCTGCCCTCTAGGCTCAACCACGCCCAACACAGCCAGCATTACCACGTTACTGGCAAACAGCTTCACGCTCGCTGGCGGTACTCCACAGGTCGCTGTGCAGGGTTCAGATAATCATTTGATGAGTGCTGGAACGATTGCCGGTGCTGCTGGCACTACAGTATGCCTCGACGCCAATGCTGGCTTGACTACAACCAGTTGCAGCATAGGCGCCAGCAAGATTCAGGCAGTAACCTATTGCGCGGTGGGCTGTACGGTCACAGGAACACCTTGTACCACTGGCGGCAGCACTTTTGATACTTGCGACAACTCTATTTCATGGCCAGTGGCTTTCGCCGATGCAAACTACTCCGTGACTTGCAGCGGCGTGACTCCTGTAGATGGTGGAAATCCCACAACGGGCAGAGTCAATCTGCAAATCGCATCGCAGAATACGGTTTCTGTTGCTGTTAGAACTGTGACGCTCGGATCTTCGCCTATTCATTGGACACAAGTGAACTGCACTGGAGTCCATCCTTGAAAAAACTTCTACTTTCCCTAGCCCTGCTTTTAGCCTATCGCGCACCAGCACAAACTAATACAGCTCGGATGTTGTCTGGCATCAATGCCCAGACCGGAACGACTTATACTTTTGTTTGCACGGATGCCACCAAGCTAGTCACATTCAACAATTCTAATCCAGTAGCGGCTACGCTGTTTGCAGCAACTGATCCGTGCTCCGGCCCTGGCATTATGTTCAGCGTCAAGAATATCGGCGCCGGCAATGTCACAATCACGCCGGTCAGCGGCACAATCAACGGCAGCGCAAGCCTTATCCTGCAGCCACTCCAAGGCGCAGACATTTGGAACGATGGAGCGAACTACACATCTGAAGGAAGTACTACTGCCGGCCCTCCACCAGCAGGATTCCCCCGCCTCGACCAAGTGACCGATCAAAACATCAGCAAGTCATTCAATCAAGGTACTGGAAGCCTTTCTTTTAGCGGCGGTCCAGGTCTCAATCTATCTGGCGAGACCTCGGCAATGACGATTCCCCTTGTGGCTGGATGCGCCACTACCTCGAGCGGTCAGATTTGCTTCGATACAACCGGATTGAACTATCACGGCAATCAGGGAGCGGATTCAATTATCCCTTCATTTGTGCCTGGTGGAGTTAACAGTGGAGACATGGCCGGTTTTTTACTCTCTGGTGGCAAATGGACACTGACAAGTTTAGGGCCACCATCGAGCAGCAGCGGTACTGTCGTTACAGCCACAATCTCCAACATTCAGGACGGCGATTCGATTTGTTGGGATAACACGATTACGCCTCCAGGCTTCGTGAACTGTCCTCCTGGCGTGCCACCTGTAGTCATTAGCGGAACCACGTATGCTTTTGATGGAACGGAACGCGGAGAAATCCTCTATCTAACTGCTGTAGGCACTAAAGCCATTTCCCTGCCGCAAGCCAGCGATGCTACCGCTTTCAATGGGAACTGGTTTACTTTCGTCAAAAATGATGGCGCTGGCCTAGCAACGATCACCGCTACTACCTCAACATTCTTTTCAACAGGTGGCGCTACCCTTACCATCGCGCAAGGAATTGGATGCTCGATTTTCTCCGATCCAACAGGCACAGGAACGTACTATGACCGATGCTCGCCTGTCCCCTTGACTGCAAGCACCAATATTACTCTCACTCCAGCGGCTTATGCGATTTCGATTGCTGCGGCTGGCGGTGGCGGTGGAACGATTACCGGCGCTGGCACGGCCAACAACGTAACCAAGTGGACTGGTGCGGCGACGGTAGGCAATGGCTGCGGAATAGATGATGGCACCAACGCGGTGCGCTGTGACAAAGGCTATGACGTTAACCAGTTAGGCGCTTATCTCTGGTGGGCTACGAACAATGCGGTTACTGGAACCACTGCCAATAAACTAGCTTGCGACGATGGCACGGGCAAAGCCATTATCTGTCCTTTCGCATCTTCCACTACAAATAATCCTCTAGGCGTGGCTGTAGCAGCGAACGGCGCCACTCCAGGTACTACTGGCTCAACCGGAATCTGCATCATCGGCTTTTGCTCAGTCATCATGGACAATGGGGCTACGGCAGGGCATTACGCACAATCCAGCACCACAGTAAACGGAGATTTGAGCGACGTAGGAACGACGATTCCAACCAACGGTCAATCCTACTGGTACATCTTCACCGGCAACGCTGGCGCCGGCACAGCGGCAATCATCCGCAATCTCACGCCTAGCGAATTAAATGCCTCCAGCATCAGCGGCGGCAATGGGCGCAACCTGCAACTCAGCGTAAATGGTACAGCCACAACCAAAACAATCAAGAATTTCAACTCCACGACACCAGCAGCAGGAGCAAACAATCAGAATCTAGTAGTACAGACTTCCGCGAGCGGAAATACGGATAGCATCAGCTTAGAAGTGCCTCTGGCCACTACTGGACAGGCTGGACTTGTGCAACTCGCTGGAGGTTTGGGAGGCACTTCGGCTTCGCCTACGCTTCATACGAATCACGGTCTTGCTTTTAGCATTGGTACGCCAGGAGGAACGGCATTGACGGTGGCTTCGACCACCACCTCGTACCTCACTATTCCTTTCGCCTGTACCATTTCTGCCTACAATTTAGCCATAGATGCTGGAACGATCACTGTCAAATTCTGGAAGATAGCAACTGGCACGGCGATTCCCACCAGCGCCAACTCAATCAACACCAGTGGCGTAGGCATCTCAAGCGGCACGGCAATTCATTCCACGACCCTAGGCGATTTCACCACCACAACGGTTAACGCTAACGACATCATGGCAATGAACGTGACTGCCGTAGCAACGGCAGCCTATGTCAGCGGGGTGCTAAAGTGCGATCAATAGTTCTACTCGGACTATTGTTCTGCCCTGCGCTTGCCGTGGCGCAATTTCCATATCCATACATCTTGCCGATTCAAGCGGTGACCAGCAACAACAACTCTTGTATTTTCAACCACAACGTAACAAGCGGAAATTACATGATTGTCGGCTCTAGCTGGTTTAGCGCCGGAGCTGCGCCAAGTCTCAGCGATACGCGCAGCACTAGTTACACGCAAAAGGTCTATAGCTCGACTGGTTCTGGCTCAGTTGGCGCTGCTATCTATGCCGGTACGCTTGGTTCTTCGGGAGCTAACACTGTCACTTTCTCCATCAGCGGAGCCACGTTCCAGCAAACCTACTGTGCAGAGTTTCCTCCTTCATTTTCGCTGACAACGGATGGAACAGACATTACAAATTACTCAGGGAATCCCGCAACCATCACCAGCACTGGCATTACAACTACGTTGAGCGGTGACATTCTCATATCACTGGCCGGAGGCTTCCATAATAACTCTATCTGCGGGCCAGTAGACGCTCGCGGCGTTCCAGCTAATTTTGTCTATAAGGGCTTGGGATTGGCGCGGAACAATGATGGTGGATGCTGGCTCTACAAAGTGACTGGAGCAGCGGGGAGCTACACGAACAGTTTCACGAACTGGCAGAACATGGACCAGGGATTAGTGGTCACGGCAGCTTTTAAAGCCAATCCTATGCACATCTCTACGCCACTTGCTATTCCTAACGGCTCGCTCTCGAAAACTTATAATTATACTTTGGGTGCGGCGGGAGCGGCTTCCACCGTCACATGGTCGGGCACGCCTCCTCTGGGTTTATCGCTAAACGCCTCAACCGGAGCAATCACTGGCACGCCTACGGTGAGCAATCACTATTCATTCAGCATATCTGCCAATGATGGCACCACAACTGACACGCAGACCTTGACGATGGACGTTGTGACTTCGTTTGGGGCTATAAGCGTAGTGCAGACCAAGGGAAACACTGGAGCTCTTGCTCCTCCCTTAACGTTTACCAGCAATGTCACTTCTGGGAATATTGGAGTTATCTTCGCCAATGATGTGGTCGGAACGTTTTATGCTGGTTCTCCTATTAGCTGCACGGATTCGCTCAATACCGTCTACAATCGCGTCACTTTGAATAACATGGTATTTGACGACAACGAACAAATTTTCATCGGTAAATTCACTTCTAGCGGGGCTAACACCGTTACCTGCCAAAACGCAGATGGCAGCGGTGGAGGCGGTGTTGACGCTCAAATGGGCGCAATAGCGGAACTGGCCAATGTCCAGAACTTTGGAGACTTCTCTGATGTCAAATGGGACACTTCGGCCTCGCCTGTTACTTCCACGTCTCTGACAACTCCTGTACCAGATTCCATTGTTTTATGTGAAGCGGTAGGCCGGACAGGCGCAACAACGTTTACAGCGCAAGCTCCATTTACAGCAGTCGGCGGCACGGCCAATTCTAATGGCGCGTATGACATAGCGACTACTGTGACTGGTTATGCCTGTACGTATACAATGGCCGGAAACACAGACGGCAACTGGCAGATTCAAAACATAGCTTTAAGGCCGAGCGCAGGAGTAGTTGTACCACCGGCACCGGCGAATAACTTTTCTACGGTGTTTTAGGGAGGATATGACGTGAGACGACTACTGTTTGCAATGGGCCTCCTGCTTTGCGCTTCGGCGGCTAATGCCTCCATTGCGAATATCTACTACGCCCAAACCGCTGCTGGTCTAGCCGATGGGACTTCATGCGCCAATGCCTATGCTGTGCATGATGCCGTGAACGGCTTCAACGCTGCCGGCAAGTGGGGCGCTGGCGGTACACAGATTGGCCAAGATACCGTAGTACATCTCTGCGGTACATACACAGGGGCGGCAAATGAGCAGGATGTTCTCTTTCCACAAGGCAGCGGTGCAAGTGGCCATCCAATCACGGTTAAAGCGGAGACTGGATTTATTCTCACATCTCCGGTATGGGGCGCTTTTACTGGATCGCCTATCACCAATCACCAGAATTTCATCGTATTTGATGGAGCAAATACAGGCATAATCCGCAACACGGCAAACGGCACTGGTCTAGCGTTCAATCAAAACTCCAATTTCTTCTTCAACGATGGCCATGACGTAACCATCAAGAATTGGACACTGACCAATCTTTGCGTGCATCTGGCCAGCCCGAACGATGAGACTTCCTGCTCTAGCTCTGGTGTACAGCCTTATGCGATTCAAACCAGCGGCTCAAATAACCTCGTTACTGGCAATACGATCAGCAACACCTTCGCAGGAGTGTTTTTCAGCGAAGGCGCTTCTGATACTGGAGTAGTCATTTCCAACAACACCATTTCCAATATGAACTGGGGCATCGGTATAGGGCTTACGACTGGTGCTAATTCTGGAACGCTCGACGTTTTCGGAAACGACATTTCTACTGCTGCGAATTGGGACGAAACCCTAAATAACAATCACCACAACTGCATTTTTTACTTCCAGGGAAATGGCGGTACGCAAAGCGGGGCCACCAATATCTACAACAATTACTGCCATGGGGACTTCGGAATCCACCAAACTTCGCTGCTTTTCATCGATCCGAACGGCGGCACCATCGCTAACGTGCGAATCTTCAATAATTTGCTGGTGAATCCTTCAACCGTGAACGGCGCTGGAAACGGCTATATTACCGGCTGCGGTACAAATACAGTCCCATTCGGCCAGATTTACAACAACACCATCGTAGGCTCCGGCGCCGGCCTCGCTGGAATCAAAACCGATTCGCCTTGCAAGATACTAAACAACATCATCACCGGCATGAAGATGGGCATTTCCGTCAATCCAGGGACTACGCTCACTAGTAGCAACAACAACGTCTTCTTTGGACTCACGGGCAATGGTGGGGCAGTAATGGGCTACGGCGCAACGAGCTATGCGACGGTGGCGGCTTGGATCTCCGGCACCGGCTTCGATACGGCTTCTTCTGTGTTAAATCCTAACCTGAATAGTGCGAGCGTACCGCCCTATCAGCCACAAGCGGGGAGCTCGGCAATCCTCTTGGGCACCAACCTGACTGCCCTTGGGATTACTCCTTTGAACTCCGACTTCTTGGGAGTATCGAGGCCGGCACCGGCTACAAATTGGACTTCTGGAGCTTTCCAATTCGGTGGCGCAACGGCTCCTGTATTGTCTTTCAGTCCCAGTCCTGCGGCTTTTGGCAATCAGAACATAGGAACCACGGGAAGTCTTTCGATCACTGTATCGAACGTAGGCACGGCCACGGAAACCTATTCCAGCTTCTCGCTTTCGCCTTCTGTGTTCACAAACGGTAATACCGGACTAGGTGGGCAATGTCCTGCCAGCGGCACAATCGGAGTATCAGCTAGTTGTACGGTGCTCGCGAAGTTCACTCCTGCGGTTGTGACGAACTATAGCGGCACTTTGAGCTTTGTAGGGACGGTAAATGGTTCGGATGTGCTCACAGGCTCTGGAACCAATGCTATTTCGATTCCTAGCGTTCCTACGGGCCTAACCACGGCGGTTTCCGGCTCGACTGTGAACCTTTCGTGGACAGCTTCCACTGGAACGCCAGCTAATTACGTCCTAAGGCGTGCAACGGTCAGCGGAGGACCGTACACCACTATCGCTTCGCCTACTGTCACTTCATATGCTGATACCGGCCTCGCCGCTGGAACCTATTTCTATGTGGTGGCAGCCCAAAACTCAGCAGGAACGAGCGCCAATTCCACTCAAGCCAACGCAACGATCATTGCTCTTGTGCCGGCGGTCAACATCATTCCGGCATCTCTGAATTTTGGCCTAGTGAACCAAGGCTCGACAGCCACTCAAGGGCTCACTGTCACCAATAGCGGTACTGGGACGCTGAACCTAACTGGCTCTGCCGTTACGATTTCAGGAGCGAATGCGGCTGATTTCACCGTGGACGGTACTACAACCTGTACCAATGGCCTAGCTCGCACTCCTGGCCAACAGTGCAATATCGTGATTGACTTCCTGCCCACGACTACCACGTTTGAGCAGGCTACGGTTTGCCTCAACAGCAATTCTCCTGACACTCCAGACTGCGCGACAATGACTGGAACTGGAGTTGGGCCAGTACTCGTTTCCCCTACCAGCCTCAACTTCGGGAATATCAACAAAAACAAATCGAGCACGGCGCAAATCGTCACTTATTCAAACAACAGCGGCTCGACGGTCACGCTATCTATCTCCATCACAGGCACCAATGCCTCTGAATTCAGCAAAACAACGACTTGCGGCGGCACGCAGCCGAACGGAACGCCTTGCACGGTCAGCGTTACATTCAGCCCAACGTCAAACGGCAGCAAGAGCGCCAATCTGGTGTTCACCGATACGGCGTCTGGCAGTCCTCGCACCGTCACTCTTTCGGGCCAAGCAACAGGCAAGAAAGTGCTTAGAGTTGGAGCGGTTGTAGGCTATAAGAAGAAACAAACGAATTGCTGCATAAAACGCACGTTAATCTAGGAGGAATGATGAGCGTAGGCCAATTTTTCCTGCATTCTGAACTGGGGCATTTCATCCTGTACTTTGCTGGAATCTCTTTTGTTGGCGGGATGCCGGCGCCTACGGCTACCTCTGGCGTGGCTTATAAGTGGGCATTCGCCAGCCTCAATTCGTTTGCCGGCAATCTGGCGCGTGCTTTCAGCACCAAGATCGAGAAGTCTCCTAACTTTCAGGATGCCGTGCAGAAGCAGATTGATTTGCAAGCTCCACAAGGTCCAAAGCAGTAAAAGGAGTAGTTATGCCTATAATCACCGTTCTAATCACGCTTATCGTCATCGGTTTGCTGCTGTGGCTCGCCAATACTTACATACCGATGGATGGCAAGATCAAAAATATCCTCAACGTCGTGGTCATCATTCTGGTGGTTCTGTGGCTGCTCAACGTATTCGGAGTATTTTCTATGAATTTGGGAACTGTGCCGAGGGTACGCCATTGAGCTGGGATGGTTTCCTCAAATCGCTTGAGACGGATGGAGGAAAACTATTTGTAACTATCTCCATGATAGTTTTCGTTCTTTTTGTCTGTATGGTCCTTTTGTTGTTTAAGGTGCAGATACAGGAGACTGGCAGGAATCAATTAGCTACTTTCTTCGGTTTACTTGCAGGAGTGTTAATTGTTTACTTGAAGCCATCCGGTCCAGCCAAGTGAATGCAAATCCAAACTACCTAGCCATTGTACTGTGGATTGCCAGCATGATCGCCCAATTCATTGCCTATATGATTCTTTTTGCCAAACAACGCGGCAGAGATGAAGCTAAGATGGCTGAAATTGATAGTCAGAATGAAGCTATCAGTAGGCTAAAAGAAGAAGCTGTCGAGCATCGGCTGATGACTGAGAATATTGCCACATATTTGGAAGCGAAAAACGGCATTTCGTTTAGGAGGTACTAGCGATGAGCGGTGGACACAAACCCGGCAAGGTGTTCAAAGCAACCGTACTATCGGTTAGTGGCGATACAGCCACAATCAAATCTTCTGAGGAGGACATAAACTATCTTGCGGGAATTATCGACATTGAGTCCCTATTTCACGTCACTTCTCCTGGTGCTGGCGGTAAGCCTAGCGGCGGCAAGCCCACTGCCGACGAAAACGCTTAGAGCCTATTTCCTAGCTGAACTGGCCGGCACGCTGATACTTGAATCAGCCCGTCATACGGTATCGTTTGACTCAGATACCTACCGGATTCTTTATTGTTTGGCGTTGCTGCCAGTTCGCTT